ATACCTTTGGTAAAAGTAAGGGTTTACCGGTAACAGGTACCGATCAAAACTATTCAGAAAAATTAGCAAGTGCCCGATTTAAAGATATTATTAATAAAGTGAAGAGATATCATGGGATTGAACAAATTAATCCTCAAATGATGATGGAAATGATGAGAATAATGGGAGAAGTTGCTAAAATAGAAGCACAACATAAAGATGAGTTAGAACAATTAGCAATAGACATCGTGAGTGAGGAATTTGATATTCCAGATGATATGTTAGACGCTGAATTATTACCTCCAGGATCCCCATTGGATTTGGAAAATGATGAAGAGGATGGAGACGAAGAAGAACCAGAAGAATTCCAACCACAGAGTGCAGAAAGAATGGAAGAATTAGAAATTGAGGTGGATAAAAGAAATATAATAAATGCATTAATGCAGGGGGCATCTAAAAAAGGACATTATATATTTCATATGGTGGCAGATGAATTAGATCAAATTGATCCTAGATTAATGGGATTATATGGTAAATTAATGTCATTAGCAGATTTTCAGTATTGGATAATTCCTGACCAAGCAATGGGTGGACAAATTGGTGGTACAGAAAAAATTAAATGGGTAGAAGCAGGAGATGAAAATGAAGGAGGAGAAGAAGATGAAGATTTAGAAATGCCCAAAGATACCAGAGAGTTAGAACCGAGAATTGAAGCGAAGGCGTGGATATTCCCATTATTAGTACATGAATTAATTAAAGGTTCTATGGAATTAGCTGCATCTAATTGGGGAGAAGGTCATTTAGACTTTGAAGAACAGAAACATGTTATACAAAGAGCAGATACAATAGAAGGTGAGATTTGGGGTATGAGATTGGGACCAGGTATGTGGGAAAAATTTGTAGAATGTATTGATCCTGAAGATTATAGTATTAAACAATGGTTATTTCATGAACTAACTAAATTACCCGCAGATAAATTTATGAAATTTATTAAAGAGATATTATCTCAAAGTGGTAAATGTAGTGAAGTAATTAGTCATTTAAAAGAATTACACGAAGCCAATAGTGATGAGGAATTGGAAGATTTTATTATGGGTGATGAAGATAATTTTGAAGATGGGTTGGATGATTTAATGGTAGACGCTGGTGTAGAAGACCCTATTATTCCACAACAAGAAGAACCGAGAGAGATTGATTATTCCGAAATGTCTAAACGTGAAATAGAATCTTTAATTGATGATGCGTTAGATGCGGGGGATATAGATACTGTTGAGAAATTACATAAATATTTGTAAGAGATAGTAGAATCGTGAAGAGTGAAAGAGAATCCCACCAAATGTGGGATTTTTTTATGCTTTAAAACTATTTATTAGTAAACTATAGTTATGAAAATTAAATTAACAGGGCATCAATTACGTAAGATAGTAAAAGAAATGAGATTCGATGGAAAATCAACGGGACTATTTGCAGAAGAAGAACATATAGAAGAAGGATCTAAAGAAAGAAACTATATGTTTTTTGGTAACCTTAAACAAATGAGGAGACAAATAGATATTATGTTAAATGATTTTGATCCTCAATGGATTGATGATATGTTATGTGATGGACATGATTGGGCGGATGATAAAATAAGTGAATCTAAAACAAACATTGATAGTGTGTTTGATTTCTTTATGAATAAAAAAGAGGGTGATGAAAATTAAATTAACAGAAAGTCAATATAAAAGAATTGTAAATGAATATTTCGCAGATTCTTATGAAGACAAATACGATAAATGGGAAAGACTAGAAAGAGATGTAGATTCTTGCATTCGTTCTATTGTGGAAACACATAAAGATAATTTTGGTTATGATTCTTATGCAGTAATCGACGCAATTTATCAAGTAATGGATCAGATGTTTCAAAAAGTATGAAATTAACATTTAAACATATAATTAAAGAGACTATTGAAGATAGCCCTAAAATAGAAAACATGTTGTTTCGTCTATTTAATAGAGAGTTTTTTAAAATATGGAGAGATGAAGATGATGATTCATTTAAAACAGGTTTTAGATTTGATAACATTGCAGATGTATTAACTTATTTTGGTGAAATGGTTGGGTTAGACTATGATGTAGTTTTATATTTTTTCATAAAGTGGACATTAGACCCTAAGTCTAACTGGAATCATGAGGTTGGTGGGGATGTATTTGGTGAATTCTCAATAGATGAGTTTATTAGGTGGAGAGAATATAGCCCCATATATGACATATTAAAAAAGTTAGGTTGGTTTAATAAGAAGTTTAACACTGGGGAAATAAATTATAATGATAAAAAACCTATAAAACTTAATTATTATGATAATATGTCATTTAATGACACCGAAGGATTATATCCTAATATGGTGTTATCTATTGATGGGTGGGATGATTTCGCCGAATTATTTTATGATAGAGATTTAGCAGAAGAGGCATTTAGTGAAGATTTTAGTGAGTTCTTTTCTTATTGGGATACCCCTAGAGATGAGATAATATCAGATATGACAGGAAAGGCAATGGATAAGGTGATAGAATCTATTCCTACATATACAGACAAAATTATGATTGGTGGTCAGGGATTAGAAGATTTATATGAAATGGGTATGCCTGAAGAGGTTTTAGGGGATGATGGTGATTTCTTAGATATTAACCCAACTTTTATTAATACATTAAGGACACAGATAAAAAATAATGAAGTAGATGGAGAAGATGTTTTAGAATTTTTATTAAGTCACAATGAATTAGGTGAATTAGAAAGGGATATGAGAAGTGCATACCACAGCACAATAAATGATGTGGTAGAAAATGATATAAGAGAGAGGGCAGTGGAAGAAATTACTGAGTTATTTGGTAGTAAACCAGAATGGGTAGAAAACACTAAAAGTGGGGATAGCACAAAATACAATTTAAAGGTACCAATATCTACTGAATTAATAGATAAGGTATTACAACATTATATTGATACAGAAGGTGCATTTCCTGAAGAACAAGAATCATATTTTATAGATGTAGTAAAAACCCTCTTAGATGAAGAAAGTGGGTTGTTAGAATTACCTAATTTAGATTATTATTACCCTGATACTACAAAAGCGAAAGAATGGTTTGAGGAGAGTTTAGATAATTATTTAGAAATGAGTGCGTAATATTATGAAGATTAAATTAACAGAGGAACAATTTAAAAGGATAATAGTTAAAGAACAAAGACCTGTTCGACCTGATCGTCCTGATGTACCCCCTAAACCTGATTGGATAAAGCCTCCTTCCCACACTACAATTACAATGCCTTCTTACAACCATAATATTAAAAGATTAACTGAAGATAATTGGGATGAATTAGTGGGTAACTATAGTAAACCTGTTTTAATTATGTTTACTGCCAAGTGGTGTCATCATTGTAAGAAATACACTAAAGCCTTAAATGAATTAAGTAAGGACTCTAACTATAGAGTAGGTATTGTAGATATGACACAACAAAAAAGTGAAACTCCTTTGGCAAAAAAATATGGTGTGCAAGGAATTCCTCATATGAAAGTATATAAGAATGGAAAACTTAAAGATATAGATTTAGAATTTATAGGGCTAGCACAAATGATAGTAGATAAAGACCTTTCAAATTTTATAGTGAAAGAACTGAAAGAACAAATAGATAACGCATGAAGATTAAATTAACAGAATCACAACATAGAAGAGTAATGATGGAAAACGCCAAACATCAGGTGTTTATGGATAAGGTTTATAAACAGATTGAAAATTCTGAGTTAGAAGATATATTCCCATTATTAGTAGATATCTATGGTTTTAGTGTGGAGGAAGTTATAGAAGATGAAAGTTTATATCATATGATTGGATATAAACTTTTAGATAATCTTCTTCGATATGGTTATAGGGGATTTGACCCTAGACCTTATATAAGATATGTACATGCTATTGCATCAAAATTTAGTGATGATGTAATGGAATCTGATTTATCGCCCCCACAAAAAGCAGCAGAGTTATTTCAAATATATAGATTATTTGATGATGCAGTTGCAGGAAATGAAACACTGGAAAGAATACAATTGTCAATAGAAGATGCAATAGAATATATTTTTACAAATAATCCCCCTAAGAAAGCAATACAATTAGTATCTAATTTATATGGAAAAACATGGGGTAGAGGTTTTGATGATGAAATAAGACAAAACATTCAAAATTTTGCAGCACAAAATGGAATAAAAATATTCAATAAGGTTGCGGGACTTACCTTTGAAAAGAAAGACGGTATGATACAATCACTCATAAATTATATTCAAGATAAACCTAAGAAAACAAAAGCAGGATTTTTAGAATATATTAATTCTAAAGGGAGAACATCTGGACAACATTCAACATTTTTTAGGGCGGCAGTAAATGCAGGTATAGTTAAACCAGTTAGAGATGGGAGAACAATTACCTATGAATTAGGTCCTAATTATGAGGCGTGGAAAAACGATAAATTAGTCGCATTTTAACGATTTATTTACATTTTTATATTTATTAGTAAAGTTATCTTATGGAGAGAGCTGAAAAATTAAAGATATTTGCTCGTTGTTTAGGTGACCCAATATACGCTATTGAGACATTTCTAAAAACTTATGATTTAACACAAGAAGGGTATGTGCCTTTTAAATTATTTCATAAACAAAAAGAAATAATAAAATCTTATGAAGAATTCAATAGAAATATTGTTACTAAACCTAGACAGGCAGGAGTTTCCACTACTACTGCTGCATATATTGCAGTAAAAATTGCATTTGGTGACCCTAATAATCCATGGAAAGTACTAGTCCTCGCCAATAAACAAACCTTAGCGCAAGAATTCCTTAAAAAAATTAAAGATTTTTTAGATCAAATTCCATCATGGGTATGGGGTATAGATGAAGGGGATTCTTATTTATCCATTGAAGCGAAAGGACATATAAAAACTAAAGATACTCAGTGTGAAGTTAAAGCATTAGCTACATCTAAAGATGCTTTAAGGGGATATACACCAACATTCCTTATTATGGATGAGGCAGCATTTATCGATAATGGTGCAGAAGTATTTGGTGCTGCACTTACATCATTAGGTACCGGTGGTAAAGTAACTTTAATTTCTACACCTAATGGTATGGATCCTTTATATTATAGAACTTATGATGGTGCAAAAACAGGGAAAAACAATTTTAAAATTGTAGAAATGAGATGGCATCAAGATGTTAGATACAATAGAGGTTTAAGGTGGTTAAGAGGTGAAAATGAAGAAATAGTGTGTCAGACTATAGGTAGGGACAAATTAAGATGGGAATATAGTGGTACCACTTATGAAACTTCTACCCTTGAGATTGATGCCTACGAAATAATGGTAAATGAGGGATGGAAAGCTACTTCCCCTTGGTATGAAGATATGTGTAATGATATGAACGGCGATAAAAGACAAATCGCACAAGAATTAGATGTATCCTTTATTAGTTCTGGTGGAAATGTAGTAGATGACGAATACATACAATTTCATGAGAAAAATAATGTGTGTGAACCAAAATACGTAGCAGAATTAGAACAATCTGCATGGATATGGAAAGAACCAGAAGAAGGACATAAATACATAATGGGGGTAGATGTATCACGTGGAGATGGGAAGGATAGTTCCACTATAGTAATATTAGATTTTGATGGTTTGGAACAGGTAGCGGAATTCCAATATAAATTACCGCCTGATTCATTGGCAGAAATAGTTTATAAGTATGGTAATTTATATCAAGCATATACTATTGTGGATATTACTGGTGGAATGGGAGTTTCTACAGTAATGAAATTATTAGAAATGGAATATAAATATCTTCATTATGATGATCCTAAAAGTAGAAAACTTAGTGAAAAATATGCAAAAAGCGTTTATAAACAAGGTGAAAAGGTACCTGGTTTTAATGTAGGTAATACTAGACTACAAATGATAAGTGAGTTTGAGGAACATATCCGAGAAAACAAAACTATAATTAGATCCGAAAGATTAATATCCGAATTGAAGACATTTATTTATAAAAATGGGAGACCAGATCACATGGAAGGATATCATGATGATTTAATTATGGCATATGCAATGCCTATTTTTATTGTACAGACTACCTTTAAGAAGTTGGAGAAAATAGAAAATCAAACTAAGGCAATGTTAGATAGTTGGGCAACCGCAACTTCTAAAACTCAAGAAACTACCCCTAAACAAACACATGTTAACCCTTTTTATACCAATACCCCCACTTATAACCCTAAACAACCTAATCAAGGTAGTCATGATAATGGGGAGTATAATTGGTTATTTGGTATTAAGTAATATTTAGTTTTTACTAGATATTTATTATAATAGTATATTATTAATAAGAACAAATGGCAAGAAAAACAATATTTCAACAATTAAGTGATTTATTTGGTCCTGAAAGAAGTACCAGAGAAAATAAATCTAGATATTCATTAAATGATAAAGAACTTTTAAAAACTCAATCTAAAGAAGAATACGATTTTCAAAAGTTGCAACTACAACAAGATGCATTTTTAAATAATCAATGGAAAAAAGTAGATAATGAAATATATCAACATTCTATCTATTATGAAACTACCCGTTTAGCGTCTTATGCAGATTATGAAGGAATGGAATTTTTCCCTGAAATTGCTGCAGCATTAGATATATTTATGGAAGAATCTACCACACCTAATGGAGAAGGTAGAATCCTTAACATCTTTTCTGAGAGTAAAAGAGTTAGAAGAGTTTTACAAGACTTATTTTTCAATAGATTAGATATACATACTAATTTACCTATGTGGGTAAGAAACACTTGTAAATATGGAGATAATTTCCTTTATTTAAGTATGGATAGTGAAAATGGTGTACAAGGAGTTAAACAATTACCTAACATAGAAATAAGTAGAAAAGAAAACGATGGTTTTGGTGTTAACACTACTACATCTACTGAAGATAGATTTAATCCTGTTAAGTTTCAATGGGGACAAAAGGAATTAGAATTTAATGCGTGGCAAGTAGCCCATTTTAGATTGCTAGGTGATGATAGAAGATTACCTTATGGTACATCTATATTAGAAAAGGCAAGAAGAATTTGGAAGCAATTATTATTGTCAGAAGATGCAATGTTAATCTATAGGGTAACCAGAGCACCTGAAAGAAGAATCTTTAAAATATTTGTTGGTAATATAGATGAAAAAGATGTTCCAGCTTATGTTAATAAAATTGCTAATAATTTCAAAAGAAGTCCGGTAATCGATCAACAAACAGGTCAAGTAGATACACGCTATAATCAAATGGCACAAGATCAAGATTATTTTATCCCTGTTAGAGATCCTAATGCACCTAGCCCAATAGATACTCTTCCAGGAGCAACTAATCTTTCCGAAATTGCAGACATTCAATTTCTACAGAAAAAATTATTTACCGCTTTGAGAGTTCCTAAAGCGTTTTTAAATTTTGAAGAGGTAACAGGAGAAGGGAAAAATTTGGCATTACAAGATATTAGATTTTCTAAAACTATTAATAGAGTACAACAAGCAATTATTCAAGAATTAAATAAAATTGCTATAATTCATCTTTACCTTTTAGGGTTGGAGGATGAGTTAGAAAATTTTACTCTTTCTTTAAATAATCCTTCTACTCAAGCGGAGATGTTAAAGGTTGAACAAACTCAATTGAAAGTTACTCTTTATAAAGATGCAGTATCCGATGCAGGAAATGGGTTTGGTGCTTATTCAATGACTAGAGCTAAAAGAGATATTTTAGGTATGTCAGAAGAAGAGATAAGGGTAGATTTAGAACAACAAAGAATGGAAAAAGCTGCTAGCGCAGAAATGGAACAAACATCTACAGTAATTAAGAAAACTGGTGTGTTTGATAGAGTAGATACTCTTTATGGTGAATTTGGTGCAAGTGGAGAAAGCGGAGAAGGTGCTGAAGGAGATGATACTGGTGGCGATACCGGTGGTGCTGATTTTGGAGCAGACTTTGGGGCTGATATTGCAGGTGGTATGGAAAGTGCTGCCGCTACAGATGCAGGTGCCGCAGAAGGAGGTGAAATTGCAGATGCAGAAATGCCTGTAGAATCTACCAAGAAGAAAGAAAATTTATTAGTAGAAGAAAGTAAGAAAAAATTAGATAAAAAAATTAAAAAATATAATAATATATACTATGATAGATTAGTAGAAAGTTTAGATAAAGAGGAAAAAATCTATGATTTAGGTGAGATGGATGAAGAAGTAGACACTTTAAATAATAAAATAGAAGAAATGTCTAAAGAGATAGATAAGATAATTGAAACCGAAGAAAAGTAACTTTTTATTAAAAGTATAATATTTATAAATAAAAAAAAGAATGAAAAATTTTGGTAACATAAAGGATACCTTCAATTCAATTTTAGCAGAGTCTATTATTAAAAAGAATGAGGAAGGTAAAAAGTTATTTAATGTTTATTTAAAAACATTAAAAGAGAATGAGGAATTAAGAAAACAATATTTAATTTATAAAAATCTTTCTACTAAGTCTTTTGATGATGCAGCAGACGCTAAAGATTATATAAAAGAAAATATTAATCTTTTAAAAAATCTTAATCAAAAAGAATTAGATAAAGGGATGAAAAAACTTAATACCTTATTAGAAGGTAAAGAAATTTCTACGGAAAATACAACATTATATGATACCATTAATGTATTGGTGGATACAAAAAAATCACCATCTACTTTAGATACTATTAGAGAATCAATTAATGTTATTAAAGAAAGAATGTTAGAGAGAGAAGAAATAGTTAAAGAAGATAAAGATGTGGTTAGTTTACCACCGAGCGTGTTAACTCAAATGGCAACTAGTAGGTTTAATACAAAATACGCTGACATAACAGAAGAAGAGAAAAGTATACTTAAAACTGTCTTAAATGGTTCAGAAGAAGATAGACAGACAGTTTACAATACACTAAAAACTGAATGTATAGATACTATAGATAATAAACTAAATGAAGATATTGATTTGGATCTTAAAGATAAAATTCTTAAGGTAAAAGATAAATTATTAAGAATGTCTTATAATCCAGATGAATACGTTAAGGACATAGATAAAGTCTATGAACTTAAAAAATCAGTGGCCGCTGAAGAATAACAATCATAAAAACTAAATTATGGAAAAGATTTTTGAAACAGTAAAAGGGTTTTTCACAGGAGTTACGGACTTATTAATGACGTTCTTAACTGTCGGTATCCTAGTTCAAGTACTATTCGGAGGAGCAGTATTTGGTATGGATGTAGTAGGTAATGTTACTGCCCT